CAAGAAGTCCCAGGCCGCCAACGCGGAAGCGCTGAAGGCGCATCGGGCCGAGGCGGGCCAGGTGGCGGTGAAGTGCCCCAAGTGCGGCGTGGAGTCCGTCCTGGACGCCAAGCGGCCGGAGAAGGGCCCCAAGGCGAAGTGCGGGGCCTGCGCGGCCGATCTCCAGTAACGGGAGGTCCGTTTGGCGCCGCCGTCGCAGTCCACGCTCCTGGCGCTGATCAACTCGGCGGCGGTGCTGGCGGACCAGCCCGTCCCGACGACGACGACGTACATCGCGAAGGCCACGTGGGTGGAGTGGGCGAATGCGGCGTACCAGGAGCTCTACGACAAGCTGATCGAGGCGTACGGAGAGGACTACTTCGTCGCCTCCGAGCAGACCATCAGCACGGACGGCACCAACTCGACGTTCAGCCTCGCGGACGACTTCTACAAGCTCCTCGGGGTGGACTACCTCATCCACGCCAACCAGGGCGTCGCGGGGCGCATCACCATCTGGCGGTACAACTTCGCGGAGCGGAACCGGTACGCCCTCCCGAACCTCGCGGCGCCCGGCCGTGGCGTGCTGCGGTACCGCCTCCAGGGGAGCAAAATCGCCTTCATCCCCCGGCCCCCGCTGGCCGGGCAGACGCTCTACCTCACCTACGCGCCGCTGCTGACGCTGCTGTCGGCGGACGGGGACACTTTCACCCTGGGGAATGGGTGGGAGGAGTGGATCAAGGCCGCGGTGGCGATGAAGGCGCTGGGGAAGGAAGAGTCGGACGCCTCGCCAGCGGCGGCGCTGCTGGCGCGCCAGGAAGAGCGGCTGGCGACCATCAAGGCGGCGCGGGACGTGGGGGCGCCGCAGACGACGACGGACGTCTACCGGACCAATGGGGTTGGGGACCAGTGGTGGACGTGGGAGTCCTACTAAGCCCGGCGACTCGTACGGACGTCGCCGGGCGGTTGCTCTTGGGTCAGGTGGCGGATCTAGCCGTAGCCGTAGCCGTAGCCGTAGCCGTAGCCGGAGCCGGAGCCGTAGCCGGAGCCGCAGCCGTAGCCGTAGCCGGAGCCGGAGCCGTAGCCGGAGCCGGAGCCGTAGCCGGAGCCGTCGCCGTAGCCGTCGCGCGGCACGCCCGCGTACGGCTTCACAGCCACCGGGCCTTCTGGAGGTTGGCGGCGGCGTCCGGGCTGCACGGGTACCGGGCGCAGATGTCCCCCAGGCGCAGCGTCGCCGGCAGCGGCGCGGCCTCCGAGATGCGGGTGTACTCCGTCATGGACGCGCCCTTCAGCGCCACCTCCTGCAACGTCTGGGCGCCACCGAAGCGCCAGATCTGCCGCGCCTCCCGGAGCACCAACTCGTCTCGCTCCTTGTCCACGGAGACGAGGTACCCGCACTGGACGCCGGAGTCCTTGCCGCGGGTGATGACGAACGGCTCTGCCTTCGCTGCGTTCTTCTTGGCCATACGAGAAAACTCGCCTCGCCACAGCGCACCGTGCAGGGCACGCGGACAAGGCGACCTCAGACTACGAGGATGGGTTGAGCCCCGGCCTGCACGCCGAGGAACTGTGGTAGATTCTACGCTGATGCCTGGGACTTGGCAACTGAACAGACGGGTGGTGGCCTCAGAAGCACCCTTGCGTCCGCGCCACGGTGTCGGCGGTGCAGGCCACGCCGAGCGGACGACAGTAGGTGACCCACGACCCCGCGCGCCCGCACGGCGGCACTCCAGAAGCCGGGTCTCCAAGCCAGTAGTTGCTGCTGCCAACCGTTCCGACACAACTCTGGCCCGTGGAGTTGCAGAACTGCGGAAGCGAGTCCCATTCCTTCGTGACTACGCTATCGCAGTTGAAATCCCATGGGTTGGCGGTTGGGCCCATGATCGGAGTGGTCTGGAACACGCTCCCCGCGGCCGGATTGGCGCGAGCATCGCCATCGGCGCAGTCAAGATGGTTCGCGGTGGTGTACCCGGCGGGAACCTTGTCGGGGCAGACGTTCAGTGGCGAGGCGATGGCCGAACCGAAACCATCACCATCGGCATCCGGGTACGCGGCGACGGTCGAGGTGCATGTCGGTGGCGGCGGTGGAGGAGGGGGCGGCGGCTCTCCGCCGCAGGCGTTCAGGAGCACGACAGAGCTCACAACCAGAAGTGCAGTTTTCATGGGCGCGCATCATGACGCTCCCGGCTACGTTGCTCAAGGTCCGTCTCGCCGATCCGTTGAAGGCCGAGGCGGTGGGGCGCGCTCAGGACAACATCGGGACCTTGCTCAACGAGGTGGCGGCGGTCCCCGTGTTGTCCGCGGTGCAGATCAAGGGCGTGGCGTTCGTCACCGGCCCGCCATCCACGTTGACGCAGAACGTTTCGCACGGCCTTGGGCGGGCCTGGACGAATTGGGCCATCACGGACCGGGACTCGGCGGCGGCGACGGTCTACCGTTCCGCGTCGGCCAATCCCGAGAAGTACCTCACCCTCACGGCCTCAACGGACGTGACGATCAACCTGCTGGTGTGGTGATGCTACCGGCACCCCTGAACGCGCCCCTCGGTCAACGGCTGGCAGGCCGCGTCACACCCGAGAAGGAGTTGACCTGTCTCCCCACAAGCGGGCGCCGGCCCCATCCAGGCATTACGGGTGCCGGAACAAGTGGCCACGATGAACCGACAGGACCCGTTGCCGTCCGGGAATTGCGGCTCCACGATGCCGTCGCAATTGAAGTCCCAGCGGCCCCCGGCGCCGGGCGTCGTCTGCCACTCGGCTTGACCAGGGAAGGCCCGCGGCTCTGCATCGTCGCAGTCGTCCCGGAACAGAGAGTAGCCCCGCGGCGCCTCCAGTTTGGTTGCACCCGCCGGCTGGCAGTACGGTTGCCCTTGAGCGCCTGGGGGGCCATGGCCGTCCCCGTCCATGTCGGGGTAGACGAAGGACGGCGCGGTACAATTCGGCGTGGGGAGCGGCGGCAGTCCGCCGCAGGTCAGAAGCGGGAAAACCAACATCGCGAGCAGTCTGGGCATGCCGCCGAATACACCAGCTGGTGGGTGGGTCGTCAATGACCTTGGATAAGCAGGTGGTGGGCGTCAATTTCAATCAGGGCCTGGACACCCAGACCGACAAGCGGCTTGTCCTGCCCGGTAAGATGGTGGCGCTCCAGAACGCGACCATGTCGGCGAAGGACACCTATCAGCGCCGCAATGGGAACACGGCACTGGTGAGTGCGACCGCGATCTCCGGCATCGCGGCTGTCGGCGATCAGTTGATCGCGCTGGACGGCACGACGCTCAACAGCTACTCGCCCACCGCGCAGGCGATGTACTCCGCTGGCACCGCGGACAATCTGGCCCTCACCATCGGGCAGATCGTCCGCGGCACCGGAGGACAGGACTCGTACGACGCGGCCACGTCCGGCGGCTATACCTGCTACGTCTGGCGGGACTTCACTGCGGCCGGGACGATCAGTGGATGCAAGGTGCTCATCCATGATGAGAGTACCGGCACGAACGTGCTTCCCGAGACGTTCCTGAAGACCGGCACTACCGTCTACTGTCCGCGCGTTGTGGTGGTGACGGGAGCATTCATCATCTTCTATGCGAACGCCTCCGGTCCGCCGCACACACTCTACGCCCGCGTTGTCCAGACGTCGGCCCCGGCCACTCTCGGCGCAGAAACCAGCCTCCGAACGGACCTGACCGGGAGCATCGGCAAATTCGACGCTTGCGCGAGCGGAGCGAACGCCTTTCTCTACTACGTCACCAATGACGCGACGACCAGCACGCGCGCCATCACCGTCACCCGCAGCGGCACCACGCCCAGCGTCAGCGCCGGCCCACTGAACGTCAGCTCGCAAGCGCAAGTCGCGGATACGCACATCGGCGGCGTGGCGGCTGCGACCTTCAGCGCCTCCTTGATCGGCGTGTACCTGGTGGCCGACAACGGAGCGGCGACGCCGGGCTTGTGGGGCGCGGTGGTGACGTCGGCAATGGCGAGTTCCGCCGCGGCGGCGTCGAAGGATGCGACCGCGTCGGTCCTATCGCTCTCCAACGTGACCGCTGTCCTGAATGGCTCGACGATGTACGTCTACTCAGACGACTTCAGCCGAGACGGCGAAGGCACCGCGACCGCCAGACTCGTGCGGCGGACTGGCCTCAACTCCGCCAACGCCATCACGTCCGCGGCGACCACGTGGATCAACAGCATGACGCGGCCGAACGGCACCAACGGGCCCTTCATCGCCGGGAAAGCGTTCTTGGTCGGATCGACGGTCTATGTCCCCATGTTCGTGTTGGAGGCGGGGACGGGGGCGCTCCAGAACTCCTGGTTTCTCTTGAACGACAGCGCGCGTGTCGTGGCGCGGGCACTCTACGGCACCTCCGGCCCGCCATCGACGCTGGTGAACCCGCTCGGAGCGGCGATCGCCTACTCCGCGACCAGCATCGGACTGGTGGTGGGGCAGCGGACGCTGCTTTCGTTTGCGGCGGGCGTGAATGTCTCGGCTACTGGCATGGCCCGGTTGATTCTCGACTTCGATGCCGGCAGTCCATTGATCCGGTCCGCTATCGGCCCCGCGCTGTATCTTGCCAATGGCGTGTTGTCTGTGTGCGACGGAGACCAGGCGACCGAAGCGGCCTTCAATCTCTTCCCGGAAGTAGTTACCACCGCATCCGGTGGCGCCGGCAATGTTCCGAATGGCGATCATGGCGTCGTCGCGCTGTACGAATGGGTGGACGGCGCCGGCCAGCGCCACCAGTCCGCGCCGAGCATCCCCGTCACGCTCACTGTGGCCGCGGGACCTAAAACCTGCACCATCACGGTCCCCACATTGAACCTGAGCCAGAAGACGGGCATCAACGTAGTAGCCTACGCCACCGAGGCCGGCGGCACTGTGTACTATCGCGTCAATGCACTGTCCTCGCCCGTCGCGAACTCCACCACAGCTCCGACTGTGGCCATCACCTACAACGTGAACGACACGCTCCTCACCGCGGGGGAACTCCTCTACACCACCGGTAACATCCTACCGAACAACGCCCCGCCTCCGTGCTCAGCGCTTGCGGTGCATCAGGACCGAATCTTCGTCAACGTCTCGGACGATCCCTTCGCCTTCCAGTACAGCCAGCCTTGGGTGAGCGGCTTCGGCGTCCAGTGGAACGAGACGCTCCGTGGCCGCGTGGAATCCACCGGCGGGGCGGTGTCGGCCTTCGCCAGCATCGACGACAAGCTGATCATCTTCCGGCCCCGCCGTATCGGCGTTCTCTTTGGTACGGGCCCCAGCACCACCGGAGCGCTCAACGGCTACAACCTCCAGGACTTGCCCACGGACGTCGGGTGCTCCGAGCCCCGGAGCGTCCTCGTCATGCCCGAGGGCGTCATCTTCAAGAGCACGTCGAAGGGTTGGTACCTCCTCGGCCGGGACCTCCAGTTGCGGTGGATCGGCGAAGGCGTGCAGCAATGGGACTCGCAGGGCGTCACCTCGGCCGTGCTGTTGGACACGATCAAGGAGTGCCGCTTCACCACCAACGACGCCAGCGGCCTCACCCTCGTGTACCACTACCAGCGCCGGGAGTGGTCGACCTACACCAGTTTCACCGCCGTGGACGCGGTGTGGTGGCCAGGAGGGAACGCCTACGTCCGCGCGACGGCCACCAGTCTCATCAAAGAACTCCCTCCCACCTCCGCCGGCCTCACCTACGGGGACCTGGCCACCACCGCCCTTGGCGCCATCGGAGGGACGGCACCGGTCGCCCAGACCGGCTCGGTCATCCCGATGACCTTCCGCACCGGATGGCTCAAGCCCGGCGAGGCGCTCCAGGCGTTCCAGCGCATCTGGCGCGTGCTGCTGACCGGCGCCGCCGCCGGGTACCCACCGCCCTATGCCGTCCTCACCGCGGGGGCGGGCCCAAGCAGTGACCCCAATTCCATCTTCGTCGCGGACACGTCCATCTTCACCGCCGACCAGGCGCTCGGCGGCGGGTTGTCCATCGGCCTGGGCACGTCCTCCTACGAGTTGACCGAGCCGTACACCATCGCCACCGCCACCCGGATCGACATGTCGGCTCCCCTGCTGGTGGACCACAGCGCAGGCGATGGCGTCTGGGGGACGACTCCCACCGTCGCGGGCGCCTCCGGCACGCTGGTGGTGAAGTTCTACTTCGACGGGGACGACTCCGCGGCCTTCCAGACCATCACCATCTCGGACGTCAGCGCGCTGGTGAACGGGAACGCCTGGAACGTCCGCCTCCAGCCGAACCTCCAGAAGTGCGATGCCATCATGATGGAGGTGGTGAGCACACCCGGAGTCCAGGACCCAGGTGCCTCGCTGAACTTCTCCGGTATGACGATGGAGCTCGGCGTGAAGAAGGGCGCCCGGAAGTACCCCTCAGCGCAGACGAAGTGAGGTAGAGTACCCACATGGCTTCTCCCCCAGGATTCGGTGCCATCCCCAACGGCGGTTTCACCATGCCGTGGGACCAGTTCGTCCAGGGCGCAGGCGATCTCCTCTTCGGCTCCAAGGCCCAGGCCCCGGAACAGCGCTCCGTGGACTTCGGCCAGTCGAACGAAGACCGGGCCAACCAGATGCGCCTGCTGGCGTCATTGCAGGCCATGGCCGCGGGGAACGGACCATCCCTCGCTCAAGGCCAACTCCAGATGGCCACGGACCAGAACATCAACCAGGCGATGGCGCTGGGGGCCGCTCAGCAGGGCCAGGGCCTCGGGTACGCCTCCGCCCTGCGGGGCATCGCGGACCAGTCCGCGGCGGCCCGCCAGCAAGCAGCGGCGCAGTCGGCGCTCATCCGGAACCAGGAGCAGATGCAGGCGATGCAGGGCCAGGCGAGCCTCCTGGGCGGGATGCGCGGGCAGGACCTGGGGCAGACCGGCATGCAGCAGCAGGGGAATCAGTTCTACGACGCCCTGAAGGCCCAGGCGAGCCAGGCCAACGCAAACCACGGCGTCGTCCCGGCCCTTTTGCAGGCGGGCGGGTCATTACTCGGGATGGGCTTGGGTCGGGGCGGCGGCACGCAGTCGTCCGGGTTGGTGGCTGACTCAGGGTACGGCCCGACACAGTACGGCTCCAACCCCGTCATGAGCGATGGATCCGGCTTCCGCGGGAGTGCCCCGCAGCCGGGCGACTGGACGGCCGGCAACGTCGCTCATGCCTCTCGCGGGGGGCAGGTGCCCGGCTACGCCCGCGGCGGGGACGCCTTCAGGAACGACACCGTGCCGGCCATGCTCTCCCCCGGAGAAATCGTCATCCCCCGGAGCATCACCATGGCCCCCAACGCCGGGGAGTTGTCCCGGATGTTCGTCGAGATGGTCCAGCAGCACCGAGCCAAACTCCCGGCCTCCGAGGAGCACCCGGCCCTGCGCTCAATGCGGAAGGCGGCGTAGGTGGCCCCGGAGGCACAGCGCCGCGACACCCCCGCCGAGGGACTCCCCGCCGTCCAGCACGTCGAGGAGAACGGCGACCATTTCGTCCTCACCTTCGCGAACGGCAAGTCCACCGTCGTCCACAAGGAGGGGCTGCAACCAGAGACGCTGGCGCACATCCAGGGCATGGCGCACGGGGGGCTCGTCATCTCGAGCGGCGGATCCGGCATCCGTCTCGGCTCCGAGGGCAGCAGCCTCGCCGAAGACGTCACCCCCGCCGAGGAGGTGAAGGAGGAGGCGCGCGAGAAGACCGAGGCTCAAGAACAGGACAAGCGCCGTCGCCCGATGCGCGGGGAGGAGATCCCCCAGATGCTCGCCCGCGGCGGCGAGGTGGACGCCGGGGCGCCAGGTTTCCAGCCGCTGGACTTCCTCAACGGCACGGACGCCGGCGCGGCTCCCCCACCCGTAGACTTCTGGACCGGCAACGCCGCTCCACCGCCCGCCGTCGACGTGATGCCTGCTCCTGACGGAAGCGGCTTCGTCTCCCGGCCGGACGCCGGCTCCGTGGCCCTCACCCCGGAGGAGCTCAAGGCCCCGCCCATCCAGCAGGTCCACACCCCCAGCGCCACCGAGGCCCGCGCCCAGCAGCTGGCGGAGTGGCAGCGCCGCAACGACGTGACGCCCCGGACGCCGGGTAGCGAGAACCTCCCGCCCGGGTGGAGCTTGAACGCCCCCGGCGCCATCCTGGGCAACGCCACCTCCGTCCAGCCTCCGTCAGGAGCGGCCACCCCTCCGTCAGGCCAGACCCAGGCGCCGTCAGGCTCGGGGGCACTGTCGGAGCTCAACAGGGGCCTCGCGGAACAGCAGGCGGGCCTCGCCGCGCAGGTGGAGACGGAGAAAGCGCGCGACGCGGCGCTGTTGGAGTTGCAGGACAAGCACATCGCCCAGATGCAGGCCATGGAGGCGCAGCAGGCCGAGCAGATGGCCCTGCACCAGCGCCGGGCGGATGACCTCTTCCAGGCGGTGCTGAACTCCAAGATCGACCCGAACCGCGTATGGGCGAACGCTGACTTGGGACAACGGATTGGGGCGGGCATCGGCATCTTGCTGTCCGGCATCGGGCAGGGCTTGGGGGGCGGGCCTAACATGGCCTTGCAGGTCATCGACCGCATCGTCGACCAGGACATCGACGCGCAGAAGACCAACCTGGAGAACCAGAAGGGGTTGCTCTCGTACTACCTCCAGCAGGGCCGGGACATGCTCTCCGCCCATGCGCTGGCGAAGGCGGACCTGAAGGACATGCTGGCCGCCCAGGTGACGCGCGTTTCGGCGGAGTTTGGGGGGCAGGAGGCGGCGGCGAGGGCGCAGTTGGTGGGCGGGCAGTTGCGGACGGAGGCGGCGGGGAAACGTCAGGAGATTCTGGCCCGACAGTTCCAGATGGACTCGCAGCGCGCGGCGCTGGGCGCGGAGATGGAGCGGAACCGTCTGATTTCTCAGTTCGCCGCCCAAGGTCGCGGGGGCGAGGCAGGGATTCTGGAATTGCTTCCCGAGAAGGTGCGCGCGCGGTTTGTGCGTCTGCCCAACGGCAAGATGGCGCCGGCTACGGACGACTCGGCCGCCAAGAAATACCGGGAGGCGTCCCAGGCCACGGACAAGATGCGCCGGACTCTCCAGCGCTACCGGGCGGTGCTGGAGTCCGGCCACCCATGGATTCCTTCCGGCGTCGGTGGCGACCGGACGACCGCCGAAGCACTTCGGGCCGAGTTGATCCTCAACCTGAAGGACATGAACACTCTGGGAGCGCTTCAGCCGGGCGAACTGAGGCTCATTGAGCCCATGGTCCCGGACATCACCGACACATTCACGCGGGACGACACCCTTAAGCAGGGCCTGGACGCCTTGGGCCACACCATCGAAGACCGCGTGAACTCCAACATGCAGGCCTTTTTGGAATGACGCCCGCGCTATACATCAACCTCTCGGGAGGCGTGGAGGCGGTCGATCCGGCGCGCATCCCGGAAGTAGAGGCGGTCGGCTACGTCCCAGCCTCCGCCCAGCAGGCCCGCGACTACTTCCTCCGAGAGAAGTACGGCACCACCGGACAGGCCGCGCTCGCCGGGCTGGAGTCGTTCGGCTCAATGCTCACCCTCGGGGCCTCCACGCACGTCGAGACGGCGCTCGGGGTGGACCCGGAAGGCATTGCGGCCCGCGAGAAGTACAACCCCCTGGCGTCCGCTACCGGCTCCGCAGTGGGTATCCTCGCCCCGCTGTTGCTGACGGGCGGCGCTTCTGCCGAGCTTCAGGGCGTCCGCGCCGCCGCGCGTGCGGCCGAGATGGCGGGGCCCTCTCTCCTGGCGAAGGCGGGCAAGGCGGCGGCGAAGCTGGCACTCCGGGAGTTGCCGGCGGAGGCGCCCCTCGCCCAGCGCCTGGCAGCGAAGGGCCTGGCAGCGGCGGCCGGCGGGGCGGTGGAGGGGGCGGGGTACGAAGCGGGGCAGTTGGTCCACGAGTCGGCGCTGGGCAACCCGAACCTCACCGCGGAGTCGGCCCTGGCGCGGATCGGCCTGTCCGCGGCCACCTTCGGAGCGCTGTCGGGCGGGGGCGGTGTCCTCGGGGCGCTGGCGCACGAAGCGGTGGGCTCGGCGGGGACGTCCGGACTCGGGGCGAAACTGGCGGACTGGCTGGGGGAGTTCGAGGGAGAGCGGAACATCAAGGCCGCTGGGGGCATCCAGTCGGATCTGACGCGGGCCCGGAAACAGGTGGGGCGCGAGGGGCTGACGGCGATCGGCCGGGAGATGGGCGAGTTGGGGCTCGTCTCGCCGTTCTCCACCCCGGCGCAGACGTTGGAGCGTGCGGACGACCTGATGGGCCGGGCCGGCGCTACCATGGGCGACGTCCTGAAGTCCGCCGATGAGGTGGCGGCGGCAGAGGGGACCACCATCGGCGGCGGGCAGAGCGCGCTCGCGAAGGCCCGGACGGAAGTCCTCAAGCCCCTGGAGGCCGATCCGCTCCAGCGCGAGGCCGCGTCCCGCTTCAAGGACGACCTGGACGCCTTCGACGCGTCGTTCAAGGACGCCGCCACCCTCCAAGACGTGCACGCGGCCCGGCGAAGCGTGGACCGGGCGCTCTACGGCATGCGCGGGACGATGGACCCGTACGCCACCGCCTACAAGCAGGCCCTACACGACTTGCGCGGCCTCTTCTCGGAGAGCATTGAGGCGGGCGTCGAGAAGTCCGGCGTCCCGCTGGACATTTGGAAGACGGCGAACCGGGAGTACCAGGTCGCCGCGCGCGCCGCGGAGTTCGCCGAGAAGGGACTGGACCGGGCCCATGGCAACAACCTCATCTCCCCCACGGAGTTCCTCTCCACGCTGGCCGGCGGCCTTGGGGGTGGTCCAGCTGGCGGGGTGGTGGGCGGCCTCGCCACCGCAGCGGCCCGGCGCTTCGGCTCCGGCGTCCTTGGGAGTATGGCCCGCGGCCTCCGCGGACTGCTGGAGGGCGAGGAGGGCGCCCTGGTGGCGAATCGCACGGCGGAAGCCATCGCGACGGAACGGGCCGCCGGGGCGTCCGGAGTGGCAGCTCGCGCGTCGGCGGCCCCCGAGACGGCGGCGGCGCTGTCGGTGCTGGCCCAAGCGAAGGCGAAGGTGACGGAGGAGGTGGATTCCGCACTCGTGGCGCTCCTGAAAGGCACCCCCGCGGCGGTGGGCAAGACGGGCGCCGCGCTGCTGTCCCGTCGTGCCGCGTCGGCGGTGGACGCTCGGCGGCTGGCGGCCTCGCCAGAGCTCCTCCAGGAAGCCATGACGCGGCAGACAGACGAGCTGCACCACCACGCCCCCGGCGTCGCCCAGGCCCTCCAGTTGGCCACCGCTCAGAAGGTGGCGCTGCTGGCGGCGAAGGCCCCCCAGACGAAGCTTCCGGGCCTCCACGCCCAGACGGTGAGGCCCAGCAACTACGACTTGGCCAAGTACGCCCGCTTCGCGGACGTGGTAGAGCGTCCGCTGCGGGTGCTGGAGCATGCCCGGCGCGGCACCCTGACGCCGGACCATGTGACGGCCCTCCGGCTCGGCTCCCCGGCCCTGTACGCCCACATCCAGGAGCGCCTCCTACACGCCCTGATGGGCCACGGGGGGAAGACCATCCGCCCACAGTCGCGTATGATGGCCTCCATGCTGACGGGCTTCCAGTTGGACGGCTCTCTGGGGTGGAACGCCATTGCGGCGAACCAGGCGGTGTATGCCCAGACGCACCAGCCCGCTCCGTCGGGGCCGATGCCGAACCCGAACGCGGAGAAGCTGGACATGGCCCACCGGGTACAGACCCCGACGCAGCGCGCGGACGCGCGGATGGACGGAGGGAAGTAAATGGCTCAAGGCGGACCGAAGCCCACGGCGTTCTACGTGGAGCGGCAACTCGCGACGCGGTCTCCAGCCATTCCGGCAACACCGACGCGGAACGGCAACGAGTGGCCGTTGACCAGCCTCTGCGCCTACGGGCAGACGGACCCAGGCGTGGGCACAACGCGCGCGGGGGACGGGTTGTGGTTGACCGGCCTGATGGCGATCACCGTCCGGCTCTACCCGAACCCCGGCCTGACGCTCACTGGGGGCTTGTTGCTGGCGTGGTGCTTTGCGCCGTGGACGGGTGTTTGGGACCGCTCGCCGGACCTCGACTTGACGGTCACTTCCGGGACGTACACGGGTCCGAACGGGTACATGTTCGCGCCGATGCGAGTCCCGGCGCGGCACGGCAATCTGTTGCTCTACGCGGCGTCCGCGTTGACCGGGACGTCTGGTGACTTCTTGCTGCGGGTGGACGGCTTCCAGAGCGTCCTTGGGATGGGCACGTCATGAAGCGCTGGCAGTGGTACTGCGTCGCGGTGGCCGCCGGTGTCGTGGCGCTGGAGGCGTTCGTCTACGCCCAGCCCATACCGAACAACTGCGGCGTCAACATGCTCTGCCGGGTGCGGACGCTGATCGTCTCCAGCACCTCCACGACGGGCGATCTGACCGTCAACGGCGACGCAGGAGTCGGTGGCTTCACCACGCTCGGCCGGGCCGCGTACACCGACAACCTCGTCCTCGACGGCGGCGCCCGCCTCTGCATGACGGGCACCGGAGCCTGCACCACCAACTACCTCGCCGGGGACACCTTCGGAAGCGTCAACGGCACCGGGCCGTGGACCTTCACGAACAACGTCAACGTCGGCGGGACGCTGACCAGCACCGACTACTTCATCGCCTCCACGGGTATCAAGAACACCGGCACCGCAGCGGCCTGCTCCGGCAACACCGGGGCGGTCTGCGTCAATGACACGGGTGGGCTCGCGATTGGAGACGGCTCCGGCAATACGGTGGCGACGGTTTCCGCGGCCGGCGCGGCGGTGTTCACCAGCGTGTCAGGCTCCCAGAGCGAGTGGGCCCTTCCCGCCGTCGTCAGCCTCGGCTCCGTTGGATCTGGCGTGGTTGTCAGTCAGGGTGTCACATCCAAGGCCGGCACCTACAAGAGCGCCACGTTCACCGCGCAGGCCGCGGGCGTGGGCGCCGGCAACTTCGTTATGAAGCTCTGTTCGGACGGCGCCACCTGCGCTGGTGGCAATACGTTCGCGACGTGCACCACTGCGTGCACGTCCATCGCCGGCACCGTGGCGACCTGCACGGCCGGCTCTGCTACGACTTACGCAGCCGCGGCTACGTTGTCGTGGTCCATCTCCACATCCTGCGCGACGGACACCATCGGCAACGCGCTGGCCATCCTCGCCAATAACTGACGTGCCATCCCCGAACAGGAGACTCGTGCCGTGATCCGCCGCTTCCTCTCCGTGAAGATCTCCGTCCCCGTCGCCGTGGCGGCGCTCGCTGCGGGCCTGTACTCCTTCATCAGCATCGCCGACTACACGCCGGGGACATACCTGGACACCCAGACGTTCATGATCACCTGGCACATGACGCGGGTCTCGGCCGGCGTATTCTCGTGCCTGGGCTCCTGTCGTTCCGCGCAGGCGGCTGGGGCCAACGCACAGCGGTGCCAGATCATCGAGGCGAACCAGGCCAGCGTCGCCGCGTGCCTCACCCAGCTCGCCACGGACTGCACGCCCCAGAACGTCGTCAACTGCGCGAGTGGCCAGCCGTGAGACGCTTCCTCACGGACACCGCGCTGGCCCTGGTGTTGGTGGCCTGTGCGTTCGGGGCGCTGGCGTGGCTGGTGGTGAATCCATAGGGTGGTCCATAGAAAACGTGCCATAGAGCCATAGGACTCCCGGATGATCTTCCTCCTCACTCTCCTCGCGCTGTCCCAGACGCCCTGCGAAGTCGGCGGCAAGGGCGCTCAGTGCGTCACCTGCGTCCCCTCCGACAGAGGTACCGTCGTCTGCCGGGGCGTTTGCTACTTCAAGGACCCGAAGGCGCCGCGGCCGGACGGTGGCTACCGCTCGGCGTCCCTCGGAGGCCCCGGCAAGGGCGAGGCGAACACGGAGGCGGAGGCGCGCTGGAAGGTTGACGAGCAGGCCAGGAAGGAATGTCCATGAAGCCGTTCGGCCAGGTCTCGCACATCGTCACGGGCGTGCTCACCGCCGTCATCCTCGGGGCGGGAGGGGTCATCTGGGGCCTGGTGAAGCCGGAGCCGAAGGAGTCCGAGGCACGGGCGGTGGACTACGCCTTGCTCAAGGCCGACGTGGCGACGCTGAAGGGGGACGTCGCCGTGCTGAAGGCGTCGAACGCCCGCATCGAGGGCGTGGTCATCCGGATCGACGAGCGCGAGAGCGGCACACGCCCGGCCAGCGGCAAGCGTTGACCCACGCCCAGAGCCGGCGCCACCACCTCCTGCGCGGCTTGAGGTGACTCTCGACGCACATCATAATCCAGAGGTCCGCTCGCAGAATCCTCTGACACGTGCCGCAGCCATCGCCCAGGTGCTGGCGGAAGGCTTCGGCCCGCTCGAGAGACAACTCCCCATCAACGAAGGCCGAGACGTTGTCGCAGATGCTCATGAAGTAGAGACGCTGGAGAGGTCGCTTATTTCCGTGGCCATTTTCAGCGCCGCCCGGTGTCGATCCGGGACGCAGGGCTTCAAAGGCCCCGCTGACCGCCGGGTCCAGCGCTACTGCCGGTCGTGGTTTCGATCCACGCGCGGAAGGGTTCAGAGCCCTATCCTGTGCCCAGCACTCCGGCAAACTGCACCGACTCGCGCCCACCTTCGCGCCAATGGGCTTTCGGCACCTCCACTGCCGTAGGCGCGAGTCGGTCACGCCTTGTATCCGGTCTCCAGTCGCTCGTGCATCTCCGGCGTGACGCCGTACCGGAGCAAGTTATCCAACGAGTCCGCGACCGCGGACGATCCGCCCTCTCGTCAACCCCAGCCGGTGTAATCGCACCCGGCCTCGACGTAGGCGAACCGACCGTCATGCAGTCGGAGGATGGCCGCCCACTCCGGCCCGTCGTTCTCGCCCTCGACGCTGGCGAGTACCTCCGCCACGCTCAATCGGTCGAAGGGTGCGGCCACCTTGTCTGGCGTCGGCGGCACGAACGACGGCGAGGACTGGCCCCCATCCGCGTACGCGAACACGTAGCGCCAGTCGTAGTTTTCGTCGCCGCGCATCTCGTCCAGCGTCGTCTCGATCTTCATGCTCACCTCCACGTCGTGTACCTCAAGAGACTGACGCTCCGGCATGGTTTGGGCCGGCCGTCCCGGAGCGTCCACCTCGGACCACCCGAGGTGCTACAGGCCCGACAAACCGCGCGCGACGGCGAGGAAGATGGCGTCCTTGACCTTCTGTTCCGCCGGCAGATCGGCATAGGGCACGAAGCACGGGTGCTCCTTCTTCTCCGGGTCCTTCACCGACCCGTACTTCCACCCCGCCGCCGTCTTCTCCGCGAGCCAGGACTCGTGGGAATCGCTGGGCTTGGCGTTCGGGTTCTCCTGCGCGTGCTTGACGCCGTTGATGGCCGAGTCCTTCTGCCACTGTGGCGCCGCGTCCCATGGGGGCTGGGAGTTGTCCCCGAGAGCCTGGCAATACCCTCGGTTGGTCTCGTGACAGATGCGGGCGATGTCCACGACGTTCATTGTGCACTGCTCCTTCCGACTACAGGTCCACCTACCAGACGCGCCAGTTGCGCGCCGTTACCTCGACAAGTTGCACCACGTCACGCCGGAGACCCCTTCCTGACTCTCCTGACGGTTAACCATGCTCGGTTATGTTCGACTGACCCTGATGGCGAGCATGGACGGCCCTGGTGCGTGTGCCGTGGGGAGTTCCATCGGGCCTAGAACGGGGCATCGTCCACGTTGGCGGCGCGTGCGGTGTGGTCTTCGTCTCCACCATCGCCTGGTGGTGGGGCCTTCAGTGCCGCGATGCGCTTGTCCGCCAGCACGTCCAGCGCCTTTCGCTGATCCGAGTTCAACTTCCCCGAATCGAACGCCCGGCGCAACACCATGGAGACCCGTTCCAGGGACGCGGCCTCCCGGAGCAGTCGCGCGGACTCCTCGTACACGTCCACGGCCAGTCCGGGCTTCGGCGTCTCCTGCCTCTGGGGCTGGGCGCTCCCGCGCTGACGGGCGAGTTCCGCTTCGATGGCGCCGATGAGGGCGGATTCCTTCGCGTGGTAGCGTGCCTTGTTCGGGTCGGCCAGCGACTTCCGGGCGGCGCCAAGGTGGAATTCCAGCGCCTCCACCGCGGCTCCGACGATGGTCGCTCCCTT